CCGCCTGCGCATTGATAATATCTTTCTCTTGCCCGAACTGTGTCTGACCAAGTTGACCAAGTGTGCCGGCAGCAGATAACTGAGCCTGAATACCTTGTAACCCAAGGTTAGCGCCAAACTGCTTTGATTGTTCTGCTGCTTGCTGTGCCGCAAGACCATACTGCGCTTGTTGCTGAGCGGCAGTCATCTGTTGACCATAGCCATATTGCTTAGATTGTTCAGAAGCCTGTTGCGCAGTCATACCCATTTGCTGATTAGCTAATGCTGCTTGCATAGCCTGCTGAGCATTCAATCCTTGAGTTTGCAATTGCGCTGCTAAGTTTTGGACATTAGCTTGTTGCTGAGCGTTTAAGTTTTGCGTGCCTGTTGTTAATCCTGTTTGCTGGTTTGCCAGCGCAGACTGTAGACCAGCTTGCAAGTTAGCCTGTTGCGCGGTAAGACCATACCCTTGCTCGGCATTAAATTGCGCCATAGCTTGTTGGTACGCATCTTGTTGCCCTCTAGCAGTAATGTCGCCCTTTTGTATTGCAAGATTACGCGCTGCTTCCGCATCCATAATTGCTTGTCTAGCGCCACCAAAAGCGCCAGCACCAGCAGCCTGCGCACCACGTTGCGTAGAAGCAATATCAGCCATACGCTGAGCTTCCCGCGTTTGAATGTCGGTAACATTCTGGGTATACGGGGTCATGTACTTAGCAGCAGTACCCGTATCGGTAAATGATTGTGTAGAAGCTGCTTTAGTGCTGCCACCAAATCCAGATACATCCGTAGGCGCGTCCATCTGCGCGGCAGTCATTGTTCCGCCTAGCTGGGTAAATGGATCTACCTTATCGTAACTAAACTGTGTATTAGCGTACTTATCCGGCGCAGTAAACTGGTTAGTAAAAGAAGTAGGGTCGTATTTAATATTGCCCGCATTTAACCCAGCCAGCCCGGCCATTTGCGTAGCAGTGCCTAGCTGTTTAGATGGTCCCAAATTAGCTGCGGCCTGTTGCGCCGCAAGCTGCATAGGGTCAAACTTCGCTAGACGTTCATACTCATATTTTTCGTAAGGCTTATCAGTAAGTGCCTGGGCTTTACCAAGAAGTGTTTCTGCATAGGGTTGCAGTTGTTCTGGAAAAGTTAGGCTACGCTGCGTTACATCCGTAGGCTGCGCAGCCGGGCTATCACCGTACAGTTTTATTTTGCCGGCTTCTTTTTTAAATGCACCAAGATCGCCAGGAATATACCCAGCTTCCATCATGCCAAATGAAATACGACTCATAATTTAACTCCTACCGTTCTGTGTTTTTCCGTAAACCCGTACCGGCTCCATAGCCGCGCCACCGATGCCCTTGCAGTTCCTTCTATGCAAGTAGCCCCATTTGCCACCATATATATCTTTAATTGCTCAAAACAATTATTGTCCGAGAACAACATGCGACCACTAATCAACACTACAAATCCAACTCTAGCATCTGGCCGGTTAAAAAATTGTACTGCTGCCGCCCCGCATATATTGTTACCCCCATCAACCCACACAATTACATGCCATGCCCCATCTATTACGCGAAGCTTTACCTGATCTATTGTGTACTCGCCAGAGCCACCTTCTTTTAATGACCGAATAAAAAATGGTTCAATCTTCGGCCATACAATGTTTACTGACTCTAAAGATACTGGCTGTATTTTCATGCTGGCAAATATTTATCTGCCTTAGAATTAACTGCAACCTTACCCTTACCCATTGTTCTGCTGCGCGCTTTCTGGACTCGATCCATCATAGCGTAAAGACGTTTAGCACCCGCTTCAGTTGAGCCATTACCCAGTTCTGAAACGATCCGGGCTGGTACAACGAACTCTCCGTCAGCAAGACGAGCAGGCTGACGATCACCAATACTAGCTGGAATAGAATCACTAACACCATCACCAGGGCCTCTCAGCAAACGACCACCGTCAGAATAGCCGCCAAGACTGTACGCATTAATATCGCCGCCGCCGGCATAACCACCTTGCTCAGCTAACTTCTTGTTCATCATGGCATAGAAGTCTGGAGTTTGATCTCGCGGCTTGTTAGGCGCTAGTCCAAGTTTTTGCTCAGGCGTTTGATACGCTGGCGCGCCTTCAATAGTAGCCCTGTTAGGCACAAATGCTTCGCCGGCAGTCTTAACTTCTGCATACGTAGGGTCATGGCCAAGTTGCTTCTTAATATCGTCATACGACAACCTGTTGCCGGTGTAGCTAATTGGCGCGACAAAAGGAGTGGTTAACTTCTTCTTGTACTCTTCCGATTGCCTTAATTGCTGCTCAACCTCTGCTGGCGTTAAGTTCTGTCCCGAGTAGTAATCAAGGCCGCCTACATCTGGCGTGCGCCCAAATACTTTATCGTATACGTTTGCAATTTGTGTTGGGTTTGCGTAAGTAGCTTGTTTGGCCTCTTCCGCCAAACGTGTTTTTATCGGAGCGTATTCCTCCGAGCTTTGCATGAACCCAGTAATTTGCTCTGGCGTGTAGCCTTTCCCCAAATAAGACTCGATCCCGCTAGTATCCGCAGCGCGCCCAAAATTCTGCTGGTACAAAGCTTCTAAGCCCTCTTGAGTTGTAACGGGCGCAGAGGCCGTAGCTATGGTTGCGGGCGCCTTGAGTGTTATACCCGCAGCTTTGGCCGACTTAATTGCTTCTGGATCGTTAGCGTTAGCAGGGTTCATGTACCACATTTGTGGTTGGCCTGCGGCATTAAAATATTGCCCGTAAGGGCCAATATACCCGCCAGATGCGTCTACTGGCTGGCCGGTTGGGCTAAGCTTGCCTTCGTTAGTAGAAGCTGCAACAGGATTTTTTAGCTTGTACTGATTGTTGCCCAAGTATTCGTATTGCGGCAATTCACCGCCATCTGCAAAAGAAGCAATGCCACCACCAGCAAATCCTGGCGTAGTCATCGTATTACCGGGTTGGGCAATGATATTTTGTTGCGGCTGTTGCGGCTGCATACCCATGTATATAGGCTGTTGTTGCGGCAACGGTCTACCACTATCCATGCTTACAGCATCTTGGGTCATTGTCTCATCAACATACCCGCCTGCTGCCATTCCCATCATGCCGCCAGATGCTGCATACTCTGGTCCCGGCGCCTCATAGGGCGTAAGAGCCGTGTACACATCATTAAAATATTGGCGCTCAGCAGAAGAGCTAGGGCCAACATCTTTATCAACAACACGTTGACGGTCTAAGGTATAAGGACGAATCAAGGATTTCTTTTTAGTTGGCGGGGAAGGCTTTTCATTTAGCGCGCCTAACAAAGTATACCCAGCAGCCATACCGGAATAAGGAGAATCCTTTTCCATCGCGCCGTATAAATCCTTAAAGCCTTGAAGGCCGTTAGATGTAGATGCTTTTAATCCTGCTAATGTAGGATTTCTCTGTGCTAATAATTGATCTGACGGGGTATATCCCAACTGATTAGTTGGCGCACTTCCAATTTGCACAGGGGGCGGCATACGCGGCTGAAAAGCGGCTGACTCACCTGCACGGGCAAGTGTTGGCGGTGCAACAACTTGCGGTTGCGCGACTGCCCTTAATGCGGTTTGTGGGGGCGGGGCAAGATTACTTGTTAACGACGGGGTGCCAATTGGTACGCCACTTAAACGGTTTATTACGCCAGAGTTTGCTAATGATGCGGGTGAAAGACCAGCAAACCCGCCCGCCGTTGTCATTCCTGGAGCAGCAGTTGCAGCCGCAAGTGGAGATGCTGTGATGTTAGGGATCATAGATGGGAATGTAGAAGACGCCGCCCCTGGTAATGCCGCGCTTAATGTGCTTGTTGCCGGGGCCGCAGCGCCCGCCGCCGAACCTATGGCACTCAACCCACCACCCAGACCTGCGCCGCCATAAGCACCCAAGCCAGCCATAATACCTTTGCTCAGACTGCCAGTAGCCAGTGTACCTACTGCCGCCGTAGCTAAGCCTGCTTGCATAGCAGTCAATCCCACGCCAGCAGGTCCCAGAGCAAAACCAGCAATCATCGGCAACAGAGAAGATAAGAACCCAGCTTCCGGCAGCCCAGTCTTAGGGTTAATAGTCAGAGATCCACCATGCGCCAGCGCTAGAGATTGCAACCCTTGCACCTCGCCAGGCGTCATATGCACCAGCATAGAATCTTGACCGCGACCGGCGCCCTGCATATGTTGCGCTATATTATGGAGGCTCATAGTAGACCTTTATCTTTAAATATTATGGAGTAACAGTACCGACTGCGCCAACACTGCTTACACCAGTTAAACTTAGCGTTATTGTTCCGCCAACAGTACCGACTGCGCCAACACTGCCCACGCCAGATAAATCAGCGCCTCTTGTTGTAGTTCCTACAAAACAAGCGGCATTTACCCCTGTTAATCCCGCAACTATAACAGGCGCTGTTAATATTTTTAATACATTCCCAGCGGTTCTATCATAGTACACATCACCTACCCGCAAACTGCCAGCAGCAACATCGTCTTCCGTAGGAAAACTAACTACCCTTTGGTTACTCTGATCTACTTGGCTAAAATTTAATGCTGCAATAACCGTAGACGGCGGTGTTCTTTGTGTTGACCCGGCACTTGCCCCTGGGTTATCTAGCTGCGAAAAGTACAGCCGCAAGATATTATTAAGCTGATCCTGATACTGATGGCTATATTCTAGCGGGGCTAGTGGTAACGCGGGAGCTTTTGTGGTGCCAGTAGACACGCCTATCTCCTGCCGTCAGGACGAATGTCTATCCGAGGTGCGCCCAACTGCCAATTAGTACCCGCTTCAGTTGACTCAATCTTAAAGATCATCTGCCGCCCGCGTACTCGCGTGTATATCTGTCCCGTAAATTCTTCCGTAATGTTGTACGTAGTTGACCGCGTAACAGGCGCGCTGCCTGGGTTCCCCGTGCCAGAACCTGAGTTCTGCATTGGATACAGCGTCATCGTTACTTGCGCCGCGTCAGCAGTTGACCCCGCAAAAGTTAAGTCAGGGATAATACGATATACAAATCCAAAGTTATGCCCATCACCAATATCAAACTCGGACGAGCTAATGTACGCATTAATCGCTACAGGAGTATTTGTCTCTTGGTCATCAATACCATCTTCTTGGTTAACCAGTCTATTGCTGTAAGTTGCAGCAATAGGGAATGGTTGTAGGCCAGAATCTAGCCAAGCAGAACGATCCATCGTGCCGTAATACCATGTCTTTTCAAGGTAGTTGTACACTACGTAGCGGTCACAAGTTGTGCTATTAAGAGAACAATAGAACCACCATATTTCATTAAATGCCTCGCTAGTGCTGCCATATATTTGTTGGCGCTGCGAAATATTCAAATCTTGGAATACATACCGACGCAAGTCACAGCTAAGTGTCTGCACTCGGCCATCGTACATGTAGAATTTATCAATACCCATCCAATACGTAACGCCAGATGCCAAAGTCACCGCGTTAGGTCCTGCAACAGAAATGTTGTCCCCTAGCAGTTCTGTCTTCCAAACAAACGGCGGCCCAAGGTACTGTAATGAGTAAATTGCCTGATCGGTTAGCACCACAATCTCTTGGCGCGACTGAAGCACCGTGATAATTTCAGAGCCATGTGATAGCCGGATGCTGCCTGCTTGGTTGGTAATGGAAGGCGACCAAACAAACGGATTCTCTTGGTCAGACCACCGAATAAGCATTGGGTCCAATACATCCGAACCATAGTCATTTGTGCCAAACACCAGCAAGAACCTTGATGCGTCAGATACGATTAACGTATTTTGGAATATCGGGCAGTCTGCATCACTAAGCAAAGTTAGGTCAATACCGCGTTGGGATACAAAGTAAAGTCCAGATGCTGACCCTGTGGTTGTTGTAATGGGCGCGCCGCCAACAGCAGTAGCAAGGCTAAATGTATTGCCTGTTGAACTAACAACAAAGTACACAGTTCCAACTGATAGGCCGCCGGGTAATGCGCCGGTAGTAGTTAAGGCAATGCCTGTACCATTAGCAATAGAATACCCAGCAGGCAACGTAACTACGCCAGGGGCGGCAATACTAATGGTTG